TGTAAGCTTCCTATTATACTAACCGCCATGGTTTTAAATGCATCTTGCGCTGTGGCTGTCCCATTTGATACGTCTGTAATGAAGGTTGCAAGCGAAGTTTTAGTGCTGTCAAGGCTCTCACGAATACCTTCACCGATATCGTAATCCATATCTTTATTCCACTGAGAAACAGCGTCAGTTATTTGTAGAGATATAGATGTCTCCTTGGCAGCAGTCCCCTGCAAGATACCTTCTTGTTTATCTCTAACTACCAATAATTCTTTCTCAACTGTTAGTTCTTCTTTTCTGGCTTCAATTATTAGATCTGCACTTTTCTTAGAAGCGTCAACAGCGGCCTTAGAGCCTCCTAAAGCTCCTGCTTTGTTTTTCTCCATTTCAAGTCTTTGCTGATCTATGAGGTCTTTAATGCTTTGTAGTTTTATAGATAGAGCTTCTTGTTTGGCGGCTAGAGCTTGAGTGTCAAGGTCTTTTAGCTTATCCTCAATTTTTCTTTTCTCTGTACTTGGTAGTTTATCAACAGTAAGGGCTGCTTGTAATACAGTCTTACGTCTCTCCATACCCCTACCAGATTCCTCAGCTATACGAATTATCTCATCTAATGGATCGAGTGACTCCTCAAGTGCCAAGTTCAACTTAATAAATTTATCTTTAAGTCTACGCACAGTGATACCCACTGCCTCTAGGTCTGAGTCCTTACCTATGCCGAGTAAATCAATATTAGATTGTATAAGCTCTTTGTTCTTAGATGTTAGGTCTTCCTTATCTAGTTCTTTCTTAAGAGCTTCCACCTTAACAAGGTAGGCACTTTCTATAACGTCTGTTAATTTCTTAGCTCTAGCATCAATCTCACCTGAAGAAGACTGATTTAACTGAGCTTTAAAAATCTTAGTGTTGTTATTGAATAACTTTATTTCCTCTTTACTCTCGTCTTCACGTATCTTCTCAATCTTATCATACTGAGTAGTTATGATCTTACGTCTCTGAGCAATTAAACCAGATAATTTTGTTTTCTCAGCAGAGTACAGAGCCAAAGCACCTTCGGTACCATACTTCTGTAGAACTTTAGGGTCCATGAAGCTTAGTATTAAACCTTCTATTTCTTCTTCAGTTTTTACAAGATACTTCTGGTACTCAGCTTTAGAGGATACTACGCTACGTGCAACTTGGTCATTACCAGCTGCCTTCAACTCAGCTGAGAGCCTAGACGTTGTAGTAGCAAACGTATCTATCATAGTGTACATATTGCTGGCTACGTCACCATGTACTTCGTTTATTTTCTTATCAATTTCAGTAACAGAAAATTCAGAGGATGCAGCACCGATAGCGTTCACGTTGCCTCTAATGATATTTAGACCTTTAGATATCTCCTTAGCCATTTCAACTGCAACAGTTGGGACTTGTCCTGAGGCGTTAAGAAGTTCTAACTTAGCTACTTCATCGTTCATAGCTATTATTTTATCAGTTAACTTCTCACGTAAGGCGTTGACACGTCTATTAAGTTCTTGTGTTCCACCTTCTGCTGTTATATCAACGTCGGCAAGACCAGAAGCATCACCCGCTAGTGATCTACTTTGGGCACGAATTGCTCTTGAACCAGCGGTTTTTTTACTGCTTTCAAAGTATCTACGACCTGCACCAAATGGGGATAGGTTGGCTGCTGCGAAGTTAGATAGTTTAGACCCCCCAAGACCTTCTAGGTTTTGCTTGGCAACAAGTGCTTGAGTTTGCATGAGTGATTTACGGTTACTCTGTTGTAGCTTTAAGCTATCAGTTTGAGTAGCCACCAATTCTTTTCTTAGCTTTCTCAAGGCATCCACTAAAGCATCCACTGAGTCTACGTCTGTATCAATGCTAACCCCAAGGTCACCGAATTTAATCTTAGCTTTAAGAATTTCAATCTGAAGGTCTTGACTACCTTTAGTCAGTGACGAGTATCTACTATTTAGTCTTTCAATAGTGTCGTCTACCGAACCTATTTTCTCAGCCGTAGACTCATAAGCCCCGACGGACTGATCCAGTTTGGCTTTCAAACTGTCGGCGTCATCTCCCAGTGAGCCTATAGATTTAGATACTAATCCAAAGACTGCTACTGCAGCGATTGCCCCAGTTATTACAGCACCAAACATGTTAGCTTTGAACACCATAGTCATGGCAGCTATAAGTCTTGTTGTTCTGGAAGTGGTAGCACCTAGAAATGCTACGCTGAGTGATGCAGCTTTAGCAGCTTTGCCTATTCCAAGTATGTTCGCTACTAGTTTACCTATTTGATTTATGATTAAAGTGCTACCAATGAGTGCTAGTCCAGAGCCAACTACAGGAAGTACAAACCCAAGTGAGTTCAACGAGCTTAGTAAGGCACTCATAAGATTGGTGATATTTATCAGTGTATCTTTTACCGTTCCAGACATTCTCGTGATAAGAACACCAAGAATGGATTCAAATCTTTTTGTGGAATTTGCAAGCGAGTTCATTTGAACAGCGTTAGCTTCCGCTGCCGCATTAGTTAATAGTAATGAGACTTCAAGCTCTCTAGCTATGTCTAAGTTGTTCGATAGTGCAACGTAAGCTGATGCAGCTCTAACTTGCATACTCTCAAAGGCACTGGCAGAACCGAAACCGGCATTCTTCAAAGTCTCCAATACTGTGACAAGACCGTTTGATTTTACGTTTATGTCCTCAGCAGTCAGACCCAACGTGGCCAACTCTTTATTAAGTTTTTCACTTGGTTTTACAAGAGCCACAAGAACTTGACGAAGTCCTGTACCAAGAGTAGACCCTGAACGAATACCAGCGTTAGCCATGGCTCCAAGAACCGCTACGGTTTCTTCAAAGGTTGCACCAGTTTGTGCCGCAGTGTTACCAGCGAATTGTAATCCTAATGATAGTTTTTCTAGGGTAAGTTTCGATCCGTTGATGGCTCCAGTAAGTACGTTAGCTACGTGTGAAGTCTCATCAGCTCTCATGTTAAATATAGTAAGAACACTTGTGGTTACGTCCACAGCGGTCTTAAGATCAGTACCCACGGCTGTCGCCAGTAGGGTAATGTCCATCATGGATTCTTTAATTGCTGTTGTTGAAAAGCCAGCTTGTCCTAAGACAGTAGCCGCCTCCGCAACTTCAACAGCTGTAAATTTTGTTTGTTCTGATATAGCAATGAGTTCTTCTTTTAACCCACCCATTTCAGTAGCTGTAGTACCAGTGATGGCTTGAAGTTGCGTGAACGCTTGGTCAAGTTGCACGACGAACTGTGTTCCAAAGCTAAACAGTTGGAACATCTTACCCATGACCAAATAGTTAGCCATAAGTTGTGCTTGTATTTTGAATAGGGAAGCACCAGCGTCGCCTGTGATTTGCTCTACACGACTATCTCTGGTAACTTGGTTAAGTTCTTTAGATGCTGTCTTTGCTTTAACAGCAGCTATCGTACCCTCCAGTTTTAGGTTCTGTTTCAGAACGGTTTGACGAGCTTTCAGTATAGTTAAATTTTTCTTAGTTGCTATAATGTCGCTATTTCTATTAGAGGTGTTGTCAATTCCAAGTTGCTTGATGAGTTCTTCTTGACCAAGTATCTTTCTATTAATCATAGAAAGAGAATCTGTAGCTTTAACCCTCTGAATTCTAGACCTTAGAATTTGTTTTTCGGCATTGATCTGAGCTTTAAAGTCAGCTTGGGCGAAGGATTCAGTGGCGTTGGTTGCTCTCGCTGCCGCTGAACCCTTACTAACTGGCTTAGCTATATTTTGTATTAATGCCTTTTGATCTTTTTTAAACTTGTTATTTTGTACTGTTATCTTATTGTTGAGTGCAACAACACCACTAAGGTTCTTCTTAATTTGAAGAGTGATCTTATCCATTTCTTCAAAAGACTGTTTGGCTTTATTAAGCTCTTCGAGCTTTTGAAGGTCTAAATCTACTCTTAATTTTTCAGTCTTAGTTACCATTGTTTTTTCCTATTATGTTGGCTATAGCCGCCTCAGCTTCTTTAAAGTCTTTTGGTTCGCCCTTACCCTCAGACTTCTCCCCTCCGAATGCTTGTGATAACACTAATGACATAGCCTCATAGTATTGTACTGATTGAAGATACTTAGAGCTGAGCTTTAGCTTCAACGTAATCTTTATATCCTCATGAGTGTTAGCCCAGCAAACTGTCTCCAGTCTACTGGGTGGCACATCAAATCCCCAACTTAAGGCTTCTCTTGGAGTAAGTTGTTCATACCAGCTAGTGACTCCGCTAAGTTTAGAAATACCTGTTCCTGTTTCCCCACACTCTCCTGTAGGTTCCTTGCTGAGGTCATGAAAAAATTTACTGTGTGTTCTCCCACCCACCTTGCGATTTTCTCACCTTCGGAGGTTGACAAATCGAAAGCCATTAGGGTTAAGGCTCCGGTTGGTTCCACTGGTACTCCACGAGGGTCTCTCTCGACCAAGACCTCTATCAATACCCTCTCCCGTAATACTGGGTCTAGATATATAACAGAGAAATCTTCAAACTCTCCAATCATTCCTGCAATTAGGCTCATAAGCCCGGCTGACATATAAAGTTCTTTGGATTCTTTACCTAAAGTGATGGTCAGGTAATCGTCAGGCTTTACTACTTCTGCTACTTTTTTTTCTTCAGTCATTTTCTGCTCCTTAAATAAAATAAAATAAAAGACCACTCTCACTTTAAGCGAGAGTGGCCAATACTTCAAGTATTATTACTGGGAGCTAAGCAATAACAAAGGAAGAAGGTAGTTTACGTACGCACAATGTGCATAGTGTCACCACCGAAGTAAGAGTAGTGAGTGTCAGTATTCACTAGGTCGTAGACTGTAAATTCAAATGGCATGTTAGCAAAGTCATCAGATGAGAATGCTAAGTTAAACCCTTGAACAACACGTAGCTTAGGAATAAGCATAACGATTGCCTCACCATTAGCTAGTTTACCAGCGATTTTGGCTGAGTAGAAAGGCTGCTCAGTCTTAGAACCAGCACCGATTGTACTTACTAGTTTTACAGTTGCTCCAAGAGCTACTGTTTGAGCAAAGGCTACGTTTAGAGTAAGTGTGTCAGTCGCTACAGAAACAACTTTACGAACGATGAAGTCATCTTCAGTATCGTTAAGAATCATGATAACGTCGCCAGTAGAATAGTCAGAGCCGTCGCCAGTTGCAACCTGAAGTACTAGACCAGTTGAAACCGAAGCAGCAACAGTAGTTGTAACAATGTTCTTTACGAATGTTCCTGCTAGTCCTAGACCGTAAGCAATGTTTTGAGCAGTGTACTCATATGTTTCCATACTTGCTCTGATAGCATTGTTAGTCATAACAGAATAAACAAGTGTGTTTTTCACGCCTTGAGATAGGTCTGTATAAGTTGGATCAGAAGTAACCGAAAAGTTTTTAACCAGACCGATAGAGTGCTCAGTTGGGTTAAGGTCAAATAGGTCTGCTTCAGGGCCAATCATGACAGTGGCAGTCCCAAGCATGAGTTCGTTAGTTTTGGCTAAACCGGGCATGGTTTATCTCCTTGTTAGTTAATTAATATACCAAGACAATAAATAATCTTGATATATAAGTTATATCAGTTTAAAGTAAATATGGGAAATAACTTATTTGAAGGCAAAAAACATGGCAAAGAAAACGATGAGAACAATATATCTTTCTAAGGAATTGGACAGCTATATCTCCAACAGAATGTTAATAGAAGATAGAAAAAGAAGTGCTCTAATAGAGAGACTTATTAAAAAGTGTCTTGCTATGGAAGAAGAAAAAGACCTTAAGGTTGCTATGGACTCGGAACCTCGGAAAGCGATAAACCAAAGCTAATATTCATAGCTTGTAAGGGTCTAGACTTAGTTCTAGCAACTGCCATCGCTTCTGTTCCAGCCATAACCTTTAAGTTTCCTAAGACACTACCAGTGTCTCCTTCTACTACTGTGATAACACTGTCCGACTTTACTCTGTTGAACATCTTAGAAACCACTGGTCTTAGTACTGTAAGATCAGAATCTGATTGTTTAGTGCTTACGATTACCATGCAGGAGCCGCTGTAGTATCCTCCCAATTCAGTGAGAGAGTATTCAGCAATACCAATAAGGTTGGTCTCAGGAAGCTCGTTTAAACTAGCATGAGCATCAAAGTCAAACACTTGAAAGTCTGTTAGACTGTTTGAAACTATGAAGTCGTTACACATTTTTATTAGTGACTTACCGACATCAAACTGTACATCATCATAACTCATACTCTTATAGCCTTTCTAATCTCTACGTCTAGGAACCAATTTAAGAAGTTAGTAAACATCGGTCTTACCCTATTACCCTTTGGGGTTTTTAACTTTTTAGCTATCTCATCATCATCAAAATATTTTGACTCGTCCAAGATAGTCTTCGTTATATCTTCTAGTATTTTTGGATAGGGGTCAACAAAAATTGAAGCTGTCACCCTACGACGAACATTCTCTACCTTGGCGAACTGTCCTTTGGCGTTACGAATAACCTTACGCTTATCAGCTCTACCTTTCCACTGTTCCAATCTACCACTAGTGCCTATAGCACCCACAAAACCAGTTGGTGTAAAAGATACTAGCGGAGTTCCCAGAACTGTCTTAGACTTGAGACGCTGCATAGCTGTTTTTAATTCTCCAGTAGCTATAAAGAAATTACTGGATTGTCCTAATCTTTTCTTTTTGGCTAAGTACCCACCGTTTCCAGTCTTGCCTGAGCTTAGCGGATTCCAAACTGGTGTGTACTCGCCAAGGTTTGGAGCCGACCTTACGTCGATAGCTTTCATCACTAATTTCTTAAAGAACCTTTCATGAACCCTATTGACCCGCCGTTGAATCTCCTCCGCTTTATCAGCAAAGATATCTTCAAAGCCTTCTTCTACAGCCTGAAATAGTGAGTTGAGAACGCCATTATATTCTACAGTCATCCCTCTTTTACCGTTACGACGTAGATACCTAACTGCTTATCTACACCAGTTACCACCCAGTTGTCTCCAAGCATATCGTCTACTGAGACAGCTGTGTTGGTTATAACAGTATGTTGTGGAACCTGTATAGATATAGAGTCCTCTATGTCGCCCTTAGGTTGAACAGATAGTTGTATTGTTCCGTTGTTGACTAAGACATCCTTCTCATGTAATCCAGTGACAGCATTGATAGATGTGGTTTTTGAAGTCCACACTCTCTCTTCATCAACTGAGAACATTTTAAAGTGTGTATATATTTGGTTCTTATAGTAACCACTTGCGTGCTTAGCAACTATGTAAGTGTCGTCGTCAACCTCTACAAGCATACCCGCAACTATACCAGAGTTTGGTAAAACTCTAAGATATCTACGCACTGAAAAGAAGTTACTTACACGACTAGTGTCTGGAATGTCAAGAAGCTGGCCGTAGAAATTTCCACCACCAACTATCTTATATTTAGCTCTGAATTTTTGACCTGCTCTTCTTAGTCTCATACTGTTAGCCCTCTTCTCCGGTTACAGCATCAGTCCCCGTACTCACTAACGCGTATGTTAGGTTTGTTGAGGAGTCACCAACTATTCTACTAATCTTCTTACCGTATTCTGCATTTAGAGTGTGGCGTAACTTATCAAAGTCAACCTTCTCAAATCTTCTGAATGATACGTTGTCTGCTTGAAGGCTTTGAACAGCTATTAATTCTAGTGTTGGAAGTATATTGAGTGCTGCTTTGTATTTGATAGCATCAACCAATTCTCTTACTGAGGAGGTTCCCCCAACTAATAATGTATCAAGGTCGAAACCATCCAACTCGTCCTCAGACTTTAAGTCCTCGTAAGCAGATATAATGTCGATGCTCTCATTAGCTAGTTCGTCTTCGTCCACTCCAATAAGTAGTCTCACATCCTTAGGAGAAACTGGGAAGCTCACTCTATCAACAACTAGGTAGCTCAAGTTTAGAACCACTGGTTTAGAGTTGACTGAGTAATTTATAGTTAGTAGTCTTAGTTCATAGTCGTTTAATCTTGCATTGGCTGCGGCTAGAATATCCACAACTACAAAACTGTCGACTGCGCCCGGAACTAATGAAACACCGTCATACCCTGACAACGGTGTCCCATCTGCTTCAGTTAATGTTGCAGTAGCACTACCAGCGTCTGGTACAACTAGTTGATTATCTAATAAAAATTCAACATAGATACTAGTGTCCGTATCTGTTTTTACGTACTGCATTTACTGCTCCTTATTTTTTAGTAGCTTTAGCTTTAGCTTTAGGCTTTGGCTTTGGCTTTGGCTCCACCTTAGCAGCCAATTCTTCTGCATCCTTAGCAACTTTATCAGCTAGTTCTTCGGCCTCAGCCTCAGCTTCGGCGGCAACCTTCTCTTCGGCTTCCTTAGCTTCTTCAGCAGCAATTGCTTCAGCTTCAACATCTTCTTCGATATCATCACGAGCCTCACCATCAATTGTTACGCCAAGTTCAGCACAGTAGGCTTCAACTGCTGGTTTAACCTTACCATCCATTATGTCTAGAACCTTTTTAAAGTCCTCATCACTGGCTTTTCTAGGTAGGTTACGAGCAAAAACTTTTAGCTCTTTCTTATTGATACGGATGTCAACAAACGAACCCATAGTGGTTACGCTTGGTCTTTCGGAAGGGATTTCTTCAAGTGTCGAGTTCAACAACATAAAGCTCCCAGTAGTTTCAACAATGCACTTCATTATTTCTTCCTTCATGGTATGTGTTAGTCTTTCTTAAAATGACAGCCCACCCACGCCGTGGGTGGGCTGTTTGGTAGTAACAGTAATTACTTAAGCCTAAGCACCAAAGTTGAGCACAGAGCGAGTGTCGCCGTATACCAAGTGGTATCCAGTGTTCTCAGTCTTAGTCAAAGTGATAGTTTGGTTAAGAATTACGCGTTCTGTCTCTTGGATGTTAGAGCCAGCTTCTTTCAGCTCTTCAAGAGTATCGCCACGTGAGTAACCGATAAGCTTGCCAGCTGGAACAGCACTTGAAAGAACAGGAGTAATATTAGAGAAGATGTTTCCACCCATTCCAAGACTTACACCAGCTTTTGCCAAGCCTTCTGCAGGTGTATCACCACCAGTTCCTTTTTGATTAGCGAAAAGCATAATCCATTGGAACCAACCGTCCCAGTTCATTACAACTGTGTCGATTGGAGTACCAGCTTTGGCCTGAGTCACGAACCAATAAAGGAGGTGAGGCCAGCTGATCTGTCCGTTAGTTGCTACAACGCCTGTTACAGTATTGTAAGCAGATTGAGCAACTACAGCAGCAGCGCCATTAACACCATCGCCGTTAATCAAGATTGACGTTGCAGCTGTAACTTTGGAAAGTTCAAGCTCACGTGCAATACGATTAGCGTGTGGAACAAGTAGTTCAAGAGCAGCACGACGACGGAATTCGTATGTTGTACGAAGAGCGGAACCGTGTTTGTACATCTTGACAGTTTGTTCACTTGTACGAATTGAACGAACTGGGATACGAGCACCCTCAGGGATTGAGAAGCTGTCATTCTCGTTGCTATCGTCTGAGATAACAGTAGAAAGAAGTTCTGCACCGTTGATTGTGCGAGTATTTGCTACCATTGGGGCAGTGGACTCGAATTGATCTTGGCGTACTGCGAAGCGCAATACATCATCAATCACTTCAGGGAACAATGCACGAGTACCAGCGTGTGTTTGGAAAGTTTCAGATGCAGCTTGCAAGAAGATACCATCTTTGAAGTTGTCCTTAACTGGTAAGTCAAGAGCGTAGAGTGCTCTTTCATATCCGTCAAGACCGCCTTCTTCTTTCTCAGAACCGACAGCGAGCATAAGATAGTCACGAACAGATACACCGTATTCTGCTGCAGCTTTCATAAGCTTGATCCCAGCTTCTTTCGAAACTGTTTCACTTTCGTTCTTTAGTGAGGCTACCAAGACATCGAGATCAATTTTCTCAATGCTGGTAAGAGATTTATACGTCATTTTTTATATTCCTTTTCTAAATGCCGATTGCTGTAGCGTAAGTGTCGTCAGAGTTCATTTCAACAACAAGCCACTTAGTAGCTCCTGCTTGACCTTTTACTCCACCAGCACCACCACCGAGTAGGTATTCACCAATGTCAGGAACATCACCAGCGTCTAAGCCAGATGTTACTGGGAACTTCATTCCTCCGAAGAGAGATACTGTTCCAATGTTGATTCCTTCGATAGCACGAACTTCAACAAATTCTAGGCGACCTAGAATTACGCCGTCGTCGATAGCTAATTTTACTGTATTCGCAGCTGAGGCATCAATAGATACCGCTAGTCCTACGTCGTCTGCATCAATGCCTGTTGCCAAAAGGAACGGGTATTGAAAATCCTCGTGGAAAAGACCTGCGAGGGATGTGGTTCCAATTTGTGTCATGGTTTAATTCTCCTTAACCGTTAATTTGGAAGTTTGATTTACGACGCTTAGCTGAAACTTCAGTTTTTACATCGGTTGGGGTTCCACTAGATACTGGTGTAGAACCAAACATCTGGTGAAGTTTAAGACCTTTTTCTTTGATCAATGCGAACATTGCAATCAAGTCCTCAGGAACATCGTCAGCTTTTTCGCCAGAAGCTACTAGAGCCGCTTTCAAATCTGCTAATACGAATTCTTTTGCTTGTGTAACTTGGTCTTCAAGTGCTACTTTAGCAGCTGTGAGTTCCGCTACATCCGTGTCTTTTGCTGCTTCAAGGGCTACAATCTTTGCATCCTTTTCTTCAGCGGAAGCTTTTAAACTAACAATTTCACCATTCAGACCCTCAATTGACTTGACGGCTTGAGACAGTTCTAATGTAGTAGTTCCAAGCTCTTGGCTTTTTTCTGCCAATAGAGTTTCTAAGCCCATGTTGGTTTCTCCTTTTAGAGTTGCGTTAGGTTTGTTATCCATTTTATAGGATGCAGTAAGAACATGGGCTGCTACGGGAACACCGCTTGCTGCTAAACGTTCTACTGATTTTTCTCCCAAGGAGCTTTTAGCCCTTGAGAAAATCTTTGCGTCTTTAGCGGCTCCACGGCCAACCAAAGATAATTCAGCAAAAGTGTCCATACCTACTAAGCGAAGATGTACTCCATCCTCTCCAATAGTATGGCCTTCTTCACACGTCATAGTCATCAAGTTAAAAAAGTCAGACTCTGAACCTAAGTAATCAAATCCACACTCAGAACATAGAGCTTTCTTTGATAATAGTCCAACGCTGACTTCGTCTATGACAGACGCTTCAATTTTTGCTATTAAGCCTTTTTCTAATTCACCGACTGGAGCAATATAGAACATGCCACGTAGTTCGGTTTCACCATTATCAATCTCTTTTATAGAGCCATTGAAGACCCTGCCGACAGGTAGCATTTCGTTATTGTGCATTGTCTGAAGAGAGGTAGTGGTTCCACGAGAGTTTACAAATTCAGCCATCTCAACTAGAGTTGATCTGGATACTCTTGCACCGTTGTGGAAACCCTTTTGGTTTATAGCTTCGGTAGACAGCATACGCGCTTCAAATACAGCAAATGTAGATACGTCTAAAGTGTCATCATCAACTGATGCCCTTATCTCCGCTTCTATCTCTGGTGTCTTTTCGAGTTGTTTTGCCATGGTTTTATAATACCTTATTATAAATTAAATACAATAAATAATTTACTACCCGCTAGTTACAAGAGCCCAATCAGTACCATCATGGAAGTATAACTTACCAGTTGTGGAATTGATAACGAGTGGAAGATACCCAGTTACTACTGCAGGGTCACCAGTTGGTGCTCCGGCGCATGTAGGGATATAAGCAAAGCCTGTTGTGGCGTCTGTCTCAAGTAAGCCGTCACCAATGTTGGCATTCCCAGTGTATAGGGTAGTAAGCTCGTCTGCTACATCACTGAGTACGTCTTCTAAGACTGGTGCCATAACGTCGTTCATTCCGTTTTGCGCTCTGAAATCGAAGATCGCTGCGATTTTTGTTTTTAAAGTGGTTACTGTTGCTTCGGACATATCTAATTTTTCCTTTTATAGTCTGTAATAATCATACCTTATTATAAATTAAATACAACATTTAATTTATTTCTTGTCTTCCTTAGTGTCTAATTTTATAATAACTCTATCGACAGCTCTCTCAACCCTTATAACTGCAGCGGTCATGTTTTCCGTGTTCATATCACACTTTGCACTCATAGCAGCTATTAATAAGTCTGTTCTTTCCATCTGCCTAATGTCGGCAGAAACTCTTTCCATTTTCTCAAAGGTTATAGCGTTGGCTACGTACCAGCTCATGGGTGTAACTATTATCCCTATGAGAGCTATAAGCGTCGCTATATATTTAATTGTCTGCACTAACGTTTCCTTTTCCACGTGTGTAAGTCTAGTAAACTAGTAGGTGGTTCTTCATACTCAACCGTATAGAGATCGGCTTCTTATCCCTTGGATACGAAGCCGTCTCCCGCTAAGGTGGACCCGATAGCCCATGGGATGTATCTGAAGAATAGTGGTGATGCACCTGCCACGATCATTAGAAGTATCCTTTTACACTACCTACACTTACAGCTGAGATTACTTTGAATCTGAACCCATACATAACTCCAGCCTTTAGAGGGCCAGTTGTGTGGGAAACTTCGTCGCCACGCATAATGCCTGTTACTGTGGCTTCATCGCTAGTCACCATGATGAACCTAGTGTGTTCATCTAATTCAGTTGCACTTGGTGT